GTCTAGGGTTTCCTATATAAGCAGCCTGTGGATTGCTAGTATTGATAGTGAGGAGCGTGTTATAAAGCAAGCTTTTGTTCTCAAAGCGAGCAAGGATAGCCTTATTCTGTATACCATCTAAACTTACCAGAGGACCATAGTTCTGTGGGAAGTCAAAATAAGATATTGCTCTGTAAATCAACCAGTTATTAGCTGCTGGTGAGGTGATTAGTTCCTGGCTGTCGGAGTAGATAGCTCTGAATGGGAACTTAGTGAAGCATATATTACTCCAATCGTAAGGAAGGTGAGTGAATGTATTCTCTCTATTCTGCTTAGAGAATGTAGCATTGTAGTAGTAGGTGTTGTCCTGAGCAATAGGTACATAGTCTTCTTGTACCCAATCATCAGGAATACCTGTACTTACATGAGGCCAGAAGTCACCTTCTCTGTTGTTGAAAGCTTGACGCAGATCAACATTGTAAGAACTCTCACAATAGAAGTATGGAACTCCATAGGAGAACAAATACATCTTACCATCATAATAGGTTCTTCCAGAGCTTGTTTCAGGAGTTTGACTATTAGGACAGTCTAGATTATTAGCCTTAATAGAGAAAAAGTTTTTAAGCACAGCTGAGCTTACAGAAGCATCTGTAAGGATAGAACGTGCTGAGTGCCAGTATACAGGATAAGCCACATTACCAATCTCATCGTAGAAAATGTCACTATCATCAGGAGCATTCACACGATTGTCAATAAAGAATGGAAGCTTGGTCTTGAAGGCAAACTTATTGATGAATGTATCACCACCAAAGAAGGTGGCTACAATAGGACCTGTAAGAGGTGTAATATCTCTTTGGAATCCTGTATCCACAGTGTCATAAGAATACATCTGACCATACTGGTTAACAAATATATTCTTCAGAGATCCATAATATGACACCACACTTATGTACTGCTCTTGAGCAGGAACATCGCACTTGTTTTCATTTAGATCCACTCCAGAGTTACTAAGGGTCATTCTGGATCTATCATTGACTAGTCCTGAAATAGTGGGAGTTTGGTTGGGGAATGGAAGACCTGGTCTAGCAGATTTAGTCTTTAGATATACAGAACTCTCTCTGTTCCAGTTGTTTACATTCTTATCATCACCCACACCCTGTACACCAGGAATCAGATATTGCTTGAGCTCAAGCTCACGCTGTTTAATTCCTAGTCCATTATTAATGTTGCTAGAATAGTCATAACTAGCTATAGAGTTGTAAGAATAAGCATAGTTACGTCTAGTGATACCGTTAATGTATATTGTCAAATATGCTTGGTAAGCAGCAAATAGAACGCTTGCATTATAGTCAGTAGAAACACTTGCTATCTCATTTGCACTGTTGAGTGCATCTTGTTGAGCCTCAAGAGTTAAGAGTCTGTACATTGCATTCTTCTGCACCTGTACAAAGTGAGCTTTACCAGCACCATATATTACATTCTCTAACTTAAGTACACCCCCTAGGAAAGGTTGTCCAAAGGATGTTTCAGGAGAGTTGAATACATGTCTGTATTTAGCACCATCTTCATCAAACCCATTGAGTTGGGAAGGTTGACAGAATTGATATCCCACCTTATTTACCAACTCAATGCTGTAATTAATATCTCCACTCTTAAATGTAGGAGTGTTCAAAGATGCCACATATCTTATTCTTCCACCAACAGCACCACCATCCACTGTCCATGTTCTTTCTTTAAGAGCTGAATTAGGGAATGCAGGATCACAACATCCATTAGTTGGATTGAGTGCACAATATTCTGCCCAGTTAGCTCCTGATGGAGGAAGAAGTATAGCTTGGTTAAGACCATCAAATCCACAAGATCCACCTGTAGGAACAGGAGGATAAATGTTGAATGTAGTGATGTCAGAAGTGTTTTCCACCTCAAGCTTATACCAGTTGAAGGTGTTGGATATAATAGCCCCTCCCTTTTCTGCTCCATTAATAAGCTTTGGAGAAGGGAAGTCTAATGCACAAACGTTGAAAGATGTGTTGAGAGGGAAATCATCTGTTGGAGCAGGTCCTATTGTACGTGTGGTGAGTTCTCCTGTATAGCAGTCAATGAACTCTATCTTACCAGCCTGTGTAGCATAAACAGTAAATTGTCTACACACAGAACCTGTACTAGTCTCAGCAAGAGGAATGGTGTAAGCATTGCTCTTCTCTAACAAGAATGGATCTTGTCTGAGGTCATTATAAGGATAGTTGGGGAAGTAGTATTCTGTACCCTCACGGTCATACTTACCTACGTTTCTAAGGATACCCTTAGCCACAATAGACTTGTTGGTGCTTCTATCACCACGAATAATCTTGAATCCAGCTATCTCACTCTTTTGGTCAGCAGTGAGATTGGAAGCATTGATGAGTGCCTGTACCTGTTGAACGTCTATTCTTACCCCCATAGGGAAGATAGCGTCCTTTTGCATCACCATAGTATTCTGCCCTGTAAAAAGAGCAGATTCAAATATGGGGCTCACAAGCACATCTGGGAACTTATGATGTCTGATCTTCTGACCAGCTAAATCTCCCCATAGTTCTTTGTTACAGGGATATTCTTCTGTAGACTGCCAATAGGAAAACTCACCATACTGGTAAGGACCTTTGTAATCTAGTGCTGGAGAATAAGTAGGAGAAAACCCTGTCACTGTAGCAGTGTTGTAGATTTTCCAATAGGGACTAGTTCCTGCAACAGGATCTTCTGGATCACCTATGAAGTCATCATTAGTGGTAGGAACAGGGAATAAGTCATTGGCAGTAGCCAGTCTTCCAGGGATGTGAAAACCATCCGTTTGTTTACCGTTCTTAAGCAGAAATACTATCTCAAATGCATACACCTCATCACGTAAATAGCCTCTGAGGTTAGTAGCATTGAACTCATCCGCATAGGTTTCTGTATTAGGAATCCTGTAGGTTTCCCATTGCAGATTAATACCATTAGCAATTTGCTGGTAGTTAACTCTATCAACAGAGGTGAGTTGGTCCCAAACAAGCACATCACGTACAGCTGTAACATCCTGAGCTATATCATAATAAGGGAACTTCTCAAAGATGTCATTCACTGTAAGACGAATATCAGTTTTGATCTGACCAGTGTAAGTGATCACCTGTGTAAACTCATCAATGAAATAGGTGCCTATGAGCTCAACAGAGGTGATAGCATTTACGGTTTTAATCACCGCAATATTGAAATACTGATATAGTCCTGAAGTTTCTAAGTTGCTGACAGTGAGCTCAATAGACTTACCCACTGGATAGTTGAAATTAGGGGTGGTAAGACTTGGGTCAGCAATGGGAGTGGGATTGGTAACAGAGTAGTAGGAAGTGTAAGGATTACCATTTGCATCACAATACTGGATGGCAAACTGGTAGGTTCCCGCTAAAAGCTCTCCCCCTGTAGTTATCTTGGTCACCTCAAGTTGGGGAATAGCAAAGTTGGGCTGAACATTCAGTCCATTACAATCAATCTGATCACCATACACAGGATCACAAGCAGGAGTGCCTGATAGCAGAATGTAGGGGAGTTTCTCAGGATTGAGGTCAATATATCTACGGGGATTGAAACCATCTGTCCAATACACTTCTGTATTACATTCTGTGATTCTGTGGACAGCCTTGTGAATAGGATGGTTAATGTTGAAGTTGAGACAAGGAGCACTTACGTATGTACGATAGATACAATCATTGTTATCCATATATCCAATCTCAGAACCCCCTGTTTCAGGGTTGGTGAGAAAGAATACATGTTTACTTTTCTCAGGGATGAAATGCTCACCAATAAGAACATATCCTTCAGGAAACTCAAGACAAAACTCGTTCCCTGGCTCATTCTGATAGTTTACAGAGTTTGAGTCAAAGTTCTCTACAGCAGCGTTCAGGGCATACGTAAGCTGGCCTTTAGGGATCTGTGTAACAGATCTATCCATGTTAAGACCAGTGTTCGCAGCATTATATTCCTGCCTAATATTGCCTTCTTCTTGTTCAGCCATGGATATTAATTATTTCGTCTCCAACCATATCTATTGCTACGATTGGGGAGTTCATACATATTAAATCTGTTAAGGTCGTTCTTAATCCTACGTTGTTTAGTCCAAGGATCTTGCTTCTTGATTTCAATATCAGCCATGATAAATGCCTCATCAGCTTGCTGCTTATAGAAAGCAAGTTTAGCCTGTAGCTGGTTGAAGGTCTCATCATTAGTCTGGTTGGTGAGAGTCTCAATCACCTTGTACTTAATAAATGCCTCAATAAACTCTCTCACACGATAGTTATCAGGAATGAGCTGATTTCCTCCTGGATCATAGTCTGTAGCATAGAATAAGAGATGTACCACTCCATTGCGGAAGTTGGTGACAAACTTATTGTCTCTAATATCAAATGAGTCATATCCAGCAGAACCAGGAGTGAACTCATTTACAGGAGGAGCTTCTTGATAGAACTCCCAATTGTTTGTATAATCTACACCACAGTTTCTTTTAGCAGAGATATTACCAGGCTTTAACAAATACTCTCTTCTGTATTGTACAGGAACAGAGTTGTTTGTTTTATATACAGCCTGAATAATCTCTGGCATACATCCTCCACAGTTAGGATTTTGACATGAAGGATTGGTACAAGGTGTACCTCCCACTGTCAAAGGACTCACTTGGATAGTGGTGGCTGTAGCAGCTTGAGAGTAGAAAGAGTTGGCTGATTGGTAGGGGAAACCATTTACAGCTGTACAAAGCCAAGCTTCACGCACAGCATAAAAGTTGTCTGGAAGTCTTGCTTCATAGTCACAGATGTGCAAGATATCCTGAGCAATAACATAGCTAGTTCTACCCAACTTTCTGAGACACTTGTCCAGATAGGTGGGGAACATCAGGTCATCAACAGCTCCTGTATCAAAATAGCTTTTGAACTCCTCCTTCACAATGGAATAGATAGGTTCAGGGCTGGTGAAGTTGTATTTGTAATAGTACGACATAGTTTACTTTTTCCATTCTCTGTAGATATGCTGATACTTGTCGTTGGTTTTCAAGTAGTGTGACAGCAGTCGGGAAGTGGTTCTAGATGCTTTGAAATACCAAAGGTCTGTGTTTCTAAGCCTAGCTGAATCTTTGAACCACATCCAACCAAAGAAATAGCCTTCTGTATGAAAGTTAAAATTGTAAATGCGTTTGCCTTTTTCTCTAGTTTTCTTCCAGTCTATTGGCAGATTGACAAACTCTTTACCATCCACCCCTTTTATCTTCCTACGCTTTTTCTTGTTTATAGAAAACTCCCCAAAGCCAAAAGGGAGCTTTGCTTTCTCCCCTGTCTCAAGAATGTATTCCTTGAATGCGTCTGTATAAGAATAGATGATGTTTCTCCACTGATCAAACGTAAGTTTAATAGTGGGGTGCTTCTTACAGAAATTATTGTAGTTTTCTTTGCTTGAACTTCTCCAGTCTATCTTTGTTCTCATTAATTGGTAGGCTTGGTGTTGGGTGCTTGACCATCAATACCTTCTGAAGAAATGTCTGTTTTCAATGAGAAATACGTACTCAGAAGTTTTTGAGATGTAAGCTCCAATACCTGCTTCTCCAAATAACCTGGGAGAGCAAACTCCTTATCTAAAGGATTCATACACAACTGCTCTGTTGTGTATTGAGGAGTGCCGCAATCACATTCAGGATAGAGCATTTCATTAGGAACATCTTCTTCAAACAGTGCCACTAGACGCACAGCTTGTAGAAGAGGGTTACTAACATATAGATAGCCATTGCTAATCCAGAAATACTCTTCCTTCTTAATGATGGGAAGTTTTAGAAGGTTTATATATCTATTGATGGTTATTTCCTTAATCTTCTTTCCCTGTCCACTCATAGCATTAATAGAATACACCCCCTGAATCACATACTGATAATTACCTTCAGAAATGCGAGGGAGTTTGTATTTGCTTCTTGCCACTGTACAGGGATCAACATAATCGCAACATTCAGAAATAGGAACTTGCACCATTTCCAAACAAGGAATGGTGGTGAACAACGTGTCTGTTGCCCACAGTTTTCTGAGGTTGGTTTCTCTTTTAATAAGAAGAAGAGAATTGTTCCTCACCTCAGAGGCAATAGCACGATCAGTGATAAGACTGTCTGTAGACAATATCTTATGCATTGAACGTACATCTGAAACCAATTTCCTTAACGTGGCCATTATAAATACTGTTTGAATATGTTTGTTACTCCATAATCAAAGTCTATGAGGAATCCAGTGATTTCACCTTTAGCTATTGTGTAGCCATTCTTATCATCCCAACCACTTTTGGCTGTAGAGAAAGCAGGCAGTTGGTAGAACTTGATACCGTTGAAATCCAAGCTCACCTCATGGTGTTTATCTCCTGTGAAGATGTAGAAGTTCTCATGGTCAGACCATTCTTCCTTATACTCCATGGGAAATAAACCAGCTAGTTTGGCGGGCTTCAGAGCATCTCCATGGTTGAACATCATTGCAGAACTTCCGTAACTAACGTACTTTCTGTATCTAGGAGAGATGTCAAAGAACACACGGTCCTCATGTCTGAAATAAGTTTCTAACCAGCTAGCTAAATGCCATCCTACAAATTCATCGTGATTACCAGCTACAAATATCACCTCTACCACTTCACCCTTCTGAAGCAGAAGATTAATAACACTCACTTCATGGTCACATATTGCTTGGAAAGCAGTGTGATAGGAAAGGATGTTCTGTTGGGGTGTACCCTTTGTAGTGGTGTTTGTGAACTCACTGTTGAATTCATCAGACCCAATTATGTATTTAATATCTGTAAGATTACTAGAAAGAGCAGCTTGATCAAGGATGATTTCCACCTTTTGAATGTAGGTACCAAATCTTTCCTCAATATCATTGTTTCCTTCTATATCTAGTTTGTTCAAATGAGAGTCTTGTTTGTTAATCACCAAACAAGCCTCTGCTTTTTTAGGCTCATACTTAGGAGCCACTATCTGAGGAGAAACAGGTTCGTAGGTGCTTAAGAAGGAAATGAATGAGTCTTGAAACACTTGTTCATTCTTCTTCTTACCCAGCCATGCTTTCACCTGGTAGTGAGGAGTTTCAGCATTACCCCAGTAGTTTTGGACGTATTTAGTTATCTCCCACTTGTCCGTATCAATTCTACATTTTTCAACTAATTCATCAAGAGTTTTGATTTCCTCTTTGCTATTGAAAACCACCTCACCTGTTCCCTTCTGTACATCCTCGAAGAACCTCACCACCTGATCTTCTAGTTCTACAATATAGTTTCCAACTTCTGCATCATTCTCCGCATTTTCTGAGTTTCTTAGTTCTCTAAGCAACGCATCAACCTCATCCTCACTGATTTGTAGTTTGTCTGCATAGAATTTTTTACTTTTCTTCCAGTGGAGCATCTGTTCCAGCTGTTGCAGAAGGGATTGATTTTCAGGCATTTAGGTTTTAATTTAGTTAAAATTGCAGTAAAGGTACGAAATAGTTTTGATATTTTCAAAATTATTTAAACATTTCTGGTTATTGTTGATAACATTTTTAGTTATAAATAAAAACTCCCCAGGGTAAAAACCCCAGGGAGATACCCTGTAAAACCAACAAAACAGGGTTTTTGATTTATATGACGGTGGTAGTGCTTGTTGTTGTGCACTCTCCACCTATTACAATATCTATGAAATTGGTGCATAGAGGACTGTTAGACATCACTCTCACAATAGTGGTGCCATTTGGTACCAGGGAACTTGTATAGCCAGCTAGAAGAGCTGCTTTAGATACACCTGTCTCAAAGGCTGATAGATATCCTGTTGCGTCTGAATAGAGGTTAAAAGGGCCTGTATCAGCACCAGCAGTGGTTAATGTTATTGTTACAATCACGGTAGAGTGGTGGTTGTTGTAGTGGTTGGTAAGCAACCATTTACAAGTTCACAGAATTGTAGATTGAACTGAGGGTTGATTCTGAAAAGCAACAACACTGCAGCAGCTATAGTTTCTGGACAGACTTTCTCATCTATCTTCTCCAGAGCCACTTGTAGGTTGGTGTTGCTGTTGATACCTGTACATGGAAGGTTTGGTCCATCGTATATAATGTATTGAGAATCAACACATGGTACAGTGCAAGGACCCATTCCTTCTGGGTATACAGGGCCTTTGATAGGCTCAAAGCAAGGCATTCCTGGTAAACAAGCCATTTATAATAGTTTTATGGGATGTACATAATGTAATAACAAGCACGAACAGGAGGAATATTACTGTGAGACAGACCACCTCCTGTAGGATCCACTGTAATAGTGGTGCCCACTGTAATACCTGTAGTGGCTGTATCTACAACATCAATTCTCACCTTTCCACTTTCCCAGTTAAATGCATCACTACCGCTAGTGCTAATTCCAGTTCCTCTTCCATCATTACCAGCATAAGTGTCTGGAATAAGACTGTGCTTATGACCAGGATCTGTTACAACGCTTGTAGCTGTGGCAGTGTGGGTGTGAGCAGGTATCTGTGCAGGAGATAGAACAACAGCATTAGCTCCTGCTATAGCATTTAGAGCATAGTTAGGATTGCTAACTGATACCCCTGGGTCAACAATTGGATTGAGAGCACCACCAGGAACTCCCTGGAT